GTCGCGAAATGCTATCACTAGCAGAAGAGAAGTCTATAGTGGCAAGAGAATCGTCTTTTGACGCCCTCCGAGCCAACCGTTGGTTCCTTCTCTGCGTGTTTAAGTCGATCCCATACCTAAGTAACCTTCGCCTGATCATTGAGCCAACGCCTTTCTGGAACCAGAGATTCAATCCTGGTTCCACGGCTATAACTCGATCCGTTCGGGCGTCCTTAGGGACGGTGATTATTACATTGCCTACCTCCAAGGTCGGAAAACCTTCTAAAGTCTGAAGATGCTCCTGCCATCTGGGGTACGCTGCAGAAAAAATCTCTGCAGGCACAAGGGCAAACAGATCTCGCGTTATCCCAGTCTCCGACTGGAACTTATTGACGGCCGAAACGTGTTCCCCTTTTAACAGGGTACTTACGCCCGGGCCCCAATTGGCGCTTTCGAAAACCTCATCTGCCGTGTAGTCACCTAAGATCGCAGCAATTTTTCTCTCCATTGCCAAAAGCAATGAAGGGTTGGACCCTCTGTAGTTTGGGTCCAAAGACAACGATCTGAATCGACTATTTGTTTGCCGGCAAAGCTCCTCCATCTGGTGGAACTTCTTCATCGCAACTTCCGCCCTATCCGTTGACAACTGTAAAAAGTTGTTTTTGGATAAGAGCTTGGTTGCAGTATAGGCATTACTGAATTCCTCTGCGTTGCAGTAATCCAGAGGGTTGCACTCAAGACCAACCAACTGATCATACTCCCCATATCTAAGGAGTATCTCAGCGGTCAGACTACGAGGGCAATTCAGTGCAGAAAAGATCTCCGTTGCAGCCTGCAGAGTCAACTTAGCAGGTACGCGGTAGGTCTTAGCAAGATGTCTCACCTTGCCAGTTCTAGGGCTATCGTTAGCCATAGGGTTCTCCTGAGTTTAACTACTAACTCACATGGAACACGACTATTGTACGCCTAGTACGGCGCTTCGTAGTCGAGTACAGCAGGGACGACGGGTGATTCCGTTAAATTCAACGGGTCATCGTCGCTTGCCGTGATTGTAACCGCCAACAGGCTGATCACTTGCGAAAGGAATGCTTCCCGTTCCGCTCGTGAGGACCTGTTATTGATCACAAACTCAATGTTGGCAATCAGATCATACGCTTTCGTCCGCAAGGACGTCCCCGCACTTTCTGGCTCCAAAGTAGGAGAGACCAGCTTCACTGTAGTACGTGTGACTTGGCCGTCTTTCGTTGGCTGCCTCACACTCAGTGTAAGAGTGGGATAACCCGCCTGGATTCCTCCAGAACGGTCAACCCACTTCGCGATACCCGGTTGGGTAAACCCTACGGGGCGAAACTCCCGGTTCACTCCGATCGTGTCACTCGTTGTTCTGAGCGACGGCGATATGAGTGTCGAGAGGGATATGGGAACTAAGTTCGCCATGAAATTACCTCTTGAAAGTAGTAATTAAAAGTGCCATTGCATTCAGGACGTGGGTATTCGACACAGGGTTCTTCAAATACGGTATAGAACTGCTTGGCCATCCCGGAAGGGACGTCCTCACAATCTCTACGTACTTGCCGTTAGCTGTGGCCCTCAACGTATGATTTACATACGTACCCCATGCATCTCCTGACTGCCATGACTTCCCACTCGCAGTATTGACTGTATTGAACTCAAAGGCGGTCGTCTTAGACCCTTTTTCAAACACAAGACCCGTCGTGGCATCCCATGAGTTGATCCAGTTGCCTATTGGAAGGAACCAGTCTACCACAAATGACCAAGGAGTAAGCTCCCATAACACAGTAGCGGGATTGGTAATCCCGAGCTGCGTCAGTGTATGTAAATCAACTGAGGGAGTGGCGAAGTACAGTACATATTTCTCACTGTACTTCCAGTTTCTGGACAGTACCCCTTGCTCGAGGTCGGTTGACCAAGAGTAGGGTACCGAACCAGAAGCCGAAGCGCCCTTTGAAACTCGACTCCTGATCTCATGGAGATCCTGTTGAGCGATCTGCTCAGCAGAACCGTAGAGATCTTGGAGTAAAGGACGCCAGCCATACTGAATCTCCAGCACCGCCTGCCCGAGGGCTTTGACGGGGTCCTTATCAAGATCACGTATAAGCTTTCGGTGCTTCCTAGCACTTCCAGCTAGACCGAGACCTTTGGCGGCTTTATTCCAGTTGCCTCGTTTTAGCAAGACAACGGTGTCAACAACTCTTCGAGCAGTACTTGCGAAGAGCTTGGTGGTCTGCCCTCGTTCCGCAGCCGCTTGAGCAACATTGACCTTCTGGTCTTTTACCTCCAGAAGAACGTTGTTGATCGCACGATTACGGACGGCATTGATTTCACCGCCGTCAGGCCTAATTACGTCAAAGTTATTTACTCCATGATTAATGCAACCACGAGTACAACTGGTGAAATTCGTCGCGGGATTCACTCCCGCAGCATCACCTTGCTCGTAATCGCTAATGCCGTCGCTTACGTAGTTCTCTATACGTTTCGTATAGGTGTAAGCATTGACGGGCAAAGAGATCTTCTTCTTTGCCTTCATCATGATGCGATAACCCGGAGTGCGGACACTACTCCTACTGCCAGACTCCTGTGAAGCGGTTCGCAAGGCTTGAACGTGGGGACCATCTTCGTTATAAACACGATTATGGATCCAGTATTCAACTACGCCAGGCTTACTACGCAACCATTCATCATAAGGCATATAGGATTCTCCGCCGTAATTAGGATTGCAACAAAGAATAGTTGCAAATTTCTACCGATTCCAGCCCAAGACTGGGTCGAGAGGTTGCCGTCAGTCACTACAACCTAACCATCAGATAATATGATGATGTCGGAAGTAGATCACGACAGCTTTTCGACAGACATCGCATAGAGAGCTGAGCTGCACAACTGCGAGGTATAGCTGCCCGAAGGCAGCAAGATTCTTCTCAAAGTTGGACAACTCTTTTCTCTTAGCTTGTTTAGTCGTTAATCTGCGCCGAGGCGGATTTTTCCGCTTAGACGCAGGACTCCTACGTTTCCTCCCTTTTGGGGTCATTGTTTAGGACTCCATTAGAAAGAGCGTAGGAACACACCCGTAGCACTTATATGAGTATAACCTCTTCTAAGTGCAAGCGAGGTGACCACAGCGAAAGCCAGTGGTCTAAGGAACCCCCTTGG